TTGGCGGTTTCGTAGTCAGTTTGGGTGATTACCCAGTTGTAAGATGTAGTCATAATTTACCTTTCAGTTTAAAGATTTGGTCTTGCTGTTGCAGGGTTGGCAATAATTGCATCCTGTTCCTCAAAAAACGTACTGCCAAATTGGTTTTTTAAGAATTCAGTAACTGCTGGTATAGATTGTCTGTCCTGAATTGGTATTGCTGACAAATTTACAACAGTAGAAAAACCAACAGAATATGTGTCGTTTCCGTACATTGAATCAACAACTGCATTCAACATATCTTGCATTGTTACTTTTGTGACTAAGAATGTGTTTTTCATGGTTTCTCCTATTTACACTGAAAGGTAAATCATGCGCCCGGTTGCTGAACAACCAATGGGGTTACAGTCATGTTTACTGCACCTGAGTGGTTGTGACTTACCTGTAATACTCCGGTTGATGCAGAAAAAGTAAATGTTGCTTGATTGCCTCCATATGTATTGCTAAACAAAACAGTAGCCGAATTCCATCCTGAAGTGACCACAATGGTGTATTGAATATCAGCAACACCTGAAGCGGCTTGCAACGAAATTAAAACCATATTGCCGCCATAGCCACTCACCAAGCTGGTAGTCGTGCTTGCTGGCACGTTTATAACTGACCTGCCGATAGTTAGACCATTTCCAACACTACTTATTGAGCTAGTTGCATTTGTACCCGCAGAACCAAAAACCGCCAAAACGGTTGAACTGTTTCTACTTACGTGCAATGGAGCGCCGGGGCTTGTAGTTCCAATACCTACATTGCCTGACGAATCAATTCTGAGTCGTTCTGAACCATTAGTAACAAGCCCAAGTACGCCAGAGGCTGGACTAAAAAATGTTGGCGTAGTGTTGTTTGGCGTTGTTGGCGTACCCCCATTTAAAACTAAAAGTGTTGTTGCTCTCGCACCCCCAACCACTTCTAAAGGAAAGCTTGGCGAACTCGTCCCAATGCCCAGATTGCCTGCGCTGTCGAGGCGCATACGTTCTGCGCTGTTTGTAATGAATTGAATGTAGTTAGAACCAGCGTGGAAATATATCCCTTCACCACCATAGGCGGCAGTGTTAAAGATGCCCGGCCCACCTGAGTCTAAATATAAATGACCTGCTCTTGTTGCGTTTGCCCATCGCCCAGCAAAATTGGCTGATGTTAACAAATCAAGCTTATACGCTGGCGAACTTGTCCCAATACCCAGACCTGTCGAAGTAAATCGACCTACTTCGGAGCCACTACCAATGGCCCAAATATGATTGCCACTTGCATCAATCGTATAAGCGTTATAGCCAGTGTTATTGTATAAAGTGAAGTTTTCTGCTGTGCCTGCTTTTGCCCAAATATATGTGCCGCCAGTAGCGTTGTATCCGTATTGACCAGCAAGCGAAGGGCTTGACGATGTACGCAAAAGAAACTTTCCAGTATTCTCAAGCGTAGTCCCATCAAACGTCAGCGCAGAACCAGTTGCCAATGCACTTGTACTTGATGCGTAAACCACACCGCCTGATGTGAATGATGTTAGGTTAGTACCACCATTGGCAGTGGGTAGTGTTCCTGTTACACCAGTAGTTAAAGGAAGTCCTGTCGCATTGGTCAGGGTTGCAGATGCGGGTGTATTCAAAATAGCACCAGTAGCTAGCGTTGCCAAGCCGGTAACATTGATGCTGGTTACCGTGCCGCCAACAGTAGACGCAGTCTGCCAGGTTGATCCATTCCATACGCGCAGTTCATTAGCCACAGTATTGAAATACTGGTCACCAGTGGTCAGCGCGTTGCCGTCATTGTCAACGGTTGGGTTGCTTGATTTGGCACCCAGATAGATATCATCAAATGCATCAAAGCTGGCCGCAGCGGCAGCAGCTGATGCTGCAGCAGCGGTAGCAGAATTGGCAGCGTTTGTTGCTTGCGTAGTGGCCGTGCCTGCACTGGCTGACGCATTGGTCGCCTGGGTGGTAGCAGTGCTTGCTGAGTTGGCCGCATTGGTGGCCGACGTAGATGCGTTAGACGCAGACGTGCTGGCCGCTGATGCTGAGCTGCTTGCGTTGCTGGCCGAGGTGCTGGCCGAGGTTGCGCTGTTGCTTGCATTTGTTGCACTTGTTGCAGCAGCTGTTGCGCTGTTGCCAGCGTTTGTGGCTGCTGTGCTAGCCGTACTGGCTGAACTCGATGCAGCGCTGGCAGAGTTTGCCGCGTTGGTGGCAGAGGTCGAAGCGTTGCTTGCTTGGGTCGACGCGGTGCTGGCAGAGCTGGCCGCATTGGTGGCCGACGTGGATGCATTGCTTGCAGATGTTGCGGCTGCCGATGCTGAAGCAGCAGCAGCTGTGGCCGACGTTCCAGCAGCAGCTGCGTCAACCAGCAAGGTGAACTTTGCCGCATCAGCGTTGGTGCCAATTGGCAATGAACCGCTTGATGTGTGCTGCGTAATAACTTGCCAGATGTTGCTGTTGGTTGTGTCCTTGATGATGTCTCGGACGTAATACAGCGTGCCGCTTGCCCAGTTGCCACGGTTAGATCCAATAAACTCTGTGGCTGCAGGGTTGCCAGTTGCATCAAACGACAGCACCTTGCTAGCTCGCACAGATGCACGGGGCAATGTCATGTTGATGGTGGTGGGGTCAGTCTGCGGTGCGCTTAGCGCACGCTGCAAACCCTCGGCATTCTGCTGCGCGAAGATGGTCTGCTGATCCATCTCATCGTTGACCGTGTTGGCAAAGAAGTCGCCACCAGTCACAAAGTCTGTAGTGCGCTGGATAGTGCGGTTGCCAACAATGGCGATCTGTGTCGCACCAGTGGGTGTGGCCACCAGGGTGATTGAGCCGGTGCCGTTTGCGGCAATGGTCACCGTGTAGTCGGTGGTCAGTGTCAACAGCGTGTCATCCCGGAAAACAGCGATGTCGGTGTTCGCCAGAATTTCAAAGGTGAACGCATACGGGCCAGTGCCACTGGCTGCGTATACAACTCGGCGGGTTACGTTTGAAATTGGAATCGGCATAACTCAATCCTTCCTAGTGGAAATTGTACGATTTTTTTAAGGTTTGTAATAGAGGCCATTGGCCTTGCGCAGCTCTTGCAGCTCAGCAATCCGCGCCTGCAATGCAGGGTCTTCTTGTTTGAGTTGGCCTTGAGCTGCTTGCATGTATTTGCTGTGAACCGACTGCACGGTTTTTTGCTGGTCATCCAATGACAGAAGGGTAAACCCTGGGGACATCATCACGTCCATGATGCCTTGTTTGGATGGCAGCTCTTGGCCGTAGATTGTCAGCAGGCGGTTGTACTGCTCAGCCGTCATTTCGACACCGTCAACCTTCTTGTCGGGCATGCCAACGGGTGAGCCAATGCGCACCAGGGCGTCGTCAACCAGGCTGAACTGAGCAGGGCTGACGCGGGTCGGCAGCACCAGCTCCATGGGGTTGCCACGCGATGTCAGCACCGGGTCACCCCACAGGTTCAATGCCTCGGGCAGATCGGAGTTGAAGTAGGGCAAGCGTGATTTGTACTTGTTGAACGCCTCGACAAACCCGCGCACACCCATGGGTAGCTCGGGGTCGGCGCGTGTGTCCTTCCTGGTTGGATCAGACAAGCGTGAGATACCAGCGACCAGGGAGCTGTAAACGCCAGCTGGTGAGCCGCCAATGACAAACCCGCCAAACTGTTTAACCAGGCCGTCAACAACCTTCTTGCCGTCAACAGCTCCTTGCTGGTTGGTGCCAATCAGCTTGGCCACGTCAGCAATGCCCTGCAAATAAGGCTGCTCTTTGAGGTATTCATACAAGCCATACGTCGCGCCCAGGAACACCTCTTCCACTTTGCTGGCATCGGGCTCATGCTTAGCATACTCAGCGTAATCGGCAGCGATGGCCATCAGCGCTGAGACTGGCTCCATGCCCTGGTAGCTGTAGTAAGTGTCGCCAACCTTGATGGAGTAGGGCATCCAGCCGTCGCGCATCAGGGCCTCGCGGTCTGCCTTGCGCTCTGGGCCACGGCCAGTGATGTGACCTTCGGCAGACAGAGCTGCGTAGGTAGCCAGGACTGCTGATCCAAGCGTGACCTTGGCCAGGGCCATGTCGCGGTAGATGCCGCCCTTGGCCAGCTCTTCACGCCACTGCGAAGACAGCGGTGCAAACGGTGTGCGCTCGATTACCTGCAGGCCAATGTTGGCCGGTGTCTTGAAGAACGGCACCACAATTTTTAGTATCGGGTGATTGAACACCTGTTGCAGGTTTTTCAATGCAGGGGGCAGCTCGGCAGTGAACGTACCCTTTTGCGCAAACAGCATGGCTGCTTCGTCCAAATCACGCGGTGGGTTCTGGAACAAGCCCTCGATCTCAAGCGATGCTTTAGCCATGGCGTCTGTCTCAGACAGGCCAGCCTCGACGCCTTCGCGGTAGACAACCTTTCCCCTGCGTGTGATCTGGGTGTTTAGCTCCATGCGGTACAGCACGCCCTTGAAGAACTCATCTTCTGTGAGCAGAGCGCGACCAGGAATGGTTACCGCTGTGCCGTAATAATCTATGGCTTTGGCAAACCACTTGTCTTGCTCGATGCCAAACGCGCCAGAGCTGATTGTGGGTTCATAGCCCCCACGCTGCATTTCAATCTTGCTCATCAAGTCGCTAGGCGCGTTGCTCTTCCAGGCAGCGCTGGCCAGCTGCATGCCCTCAACAATGCCATTGCGCAGCGACTGCACCATGGTGAGCGCTTCGTCCATGCCAATTTTCTCGGCCTCAGTGCCTGGCACCAAAGACTTCCAGCTGCGCACACCAGTTGGTAGCACGTTGCTGTACATGGCAGCGACCATGCGCTCTGGTATTTGATAGGCGCCAAACAATGTATTGGACACAATGTTTTTGGCATGCGATACGCCCGATGACAGCAGCCCGTTGATGTAGGTGGAGAACCAGACATCCTTCAAGCCCGACATCATCGACTTCTCAATCATGGCATTCTGAGCAGCGCGTGACTCCAGGGACAAGTAGCTCTTGGCCATGTCTTGCAAGGCACCTTCACCACCGTACTCTTCCAGCACTTGGCGAATAACCTGGGCATTGCCGTCGCGGGGAATGCGGAACACTGCCAGGGCGCGAGCTGTTTCAGTCTGGATACCCTTTACGCCTTTTTGAATCAAGCCGTGGAAGGCCACCTGCTGGCGCAACATCAGCTTGTCAGCGTCGGTGGCCATGCCAGAGTTGACCAGCTTGAACAGCTTGTCGAGCTCGTTGGCGCTCGACTCCAAAACTTCCAAGGCTTTGTATGTCTCAACGGCGTTAGCCATCATTTTGCCGTCAGCGCCAATTAGCCTGGTCAGGAATGACTCACCAATGCCAGACTCTGCAGCCTTGACTTTGATCTCATCGAACGTGACGGCTTTGGTTCTGATGTTCAGCGCATCGGCCACACCAGCCACAATGCCGGCAGCGTCTTCGGTCTGGTAGCGCGCTAAGTTAAATGGCTCATCAGGCGTGCCACCAGGCTTGCCTTGGGTGATGCCAAACGTCTGCCTGCGACTGACTGCTGCACCAACAGTGTCTGTCAGCGCTTGGTCAGCTTCTGGGATCAGCTTGTAACGGCCAGCCTTTGACGCTTCTGGCAGCGTGCCTTCGGCTGCACGCGCAGCTTCTGGCACCAGGTTGCGCTCAGCCTTGGTGGCTTGGCGTGTGATCAGTTTGCGAATGGCGGCATCCATTGGCCCGGCAACTTGGATGCCTTCGGACATGCTAGGCGTGCCAGGCTTGTCGGTGAGTGTTTCCTCTGTACCCATTTGCGCCTGCTCGGCAGGCATGGGTTCTAGCTTGGTCGGGTCTGCTGGCGCTGCAGCTGGTGCTGCTGGCAGAATGCTGTTTAGGCGTTGATCAAGAGGTTGAATGGCCATCACTAAACTCCAGACTTCGGAGCGCGACGGCCCCCGGTTACTTGGTTGGTTGTTCCTGTTTCTTCTTGACGGAGCCGGTCAGATATAAGCCCTGTAGATTTTGACCTGACTTCTCTGCCTCTATTTGGTTGCGCAACACTTGCACCAGGGGGTCTTGCTCCCCCTTGCGCTTGATTAGCCTGTCCAGCTGTTCTTGCAAGGTACCCATCGTAATCGCTCCTAAAATAAACCTTCGTATCGTAATACACCATGCGCGCATCCGATACATTGCCTTGTTGGATTATATCGCCAACAATGTCTTGAAACAGGTCTTCTTTTTCTTGCATGATTCTAGCTCGATCTGCCGCGTTAAAAGCGTCATCAAACTCAGGAATGTACTGAAAACGTAGTCCATTTAGACCTGCAGTTTCTGCGCCACCAGCTTTTGCCTGTACGTTGACGCGGTCGTTAAAGCGCATATCTGTTACATAAGTGAACCCGTCTACGCCGTATTCGCGCAGCTTTGCCGTTACCGTAGCCATTTGTGCTGGCGTCATTTTTTGCTTGAAGTAAATTTCTACACCTGGCCTACTGTTTGGCCCGGCGCCATCTTTTACCACCTTGGAAATAAACACAGCATCTTGATCGTAGGCTTTGCCTTGCTCTACCAAACGGCGCTCAAGTGGCGCTGGATCAAAGTTTTGCCGGGCAACAAACTCAGCGTTTAGCGCTCGCTCGGTCTGGCCCATAAATGAACCGTATGTGTTAGCCAAGTTGTAGGTAACCACGCTTTTGTCGTTGCGCACAACATCATCAAACTCAGCAGCCAACTCGGCTTGCGCGTAATTGCTCATGGGTTTACCAGGGCGCTCACCAGATACGCCCAGGGCATACCGATCAACATTGGCCTTGGATGCCATCAACTCTTTGCGCATTTCTTCTTTGTTTGCAAGATCCTGTTCGCGCAATGGATTGACCCGGTAATCGTAAACCTGTTCGCCCATAACCGTTTCACCCTTACGCCTGCCAGGCGGCTGGAATGATGCGTTGATACCTTTGCGCAATTCATTTATTCTTGACTGATCTGTGGCACCAGCAAGAGACATTTCATAATCAAGCGAGCCACCTTCACCGGCTTTGGTTGTCCAGTTGTTGTTTGTCCACTTTTCTTTTTCAATGAACCAGGCAACTGCTTGCAAATCATCTGGGCCAAGATCACCAATGTCTGGTGCAACATTTTTAATAATCCCGCTTTTGTTTATTTCGTCTGCTGCTTCTCGGAATACATCCTGTCCAAACCCAAACTCGCCACTGACTTTTGGATCAAATAAAGTTGACCCTTTAGAGTGAGCGCCACCCACACCTTTTTCTGCTGGCGGTGGGATTCTTGGCAAGTCGGCCAACCGTCGCAGCATCCTAGCCGCCCAGACATCAATGGTTGCCTCATTAGTTAAGCCAATTAAATTGCCAGTAAAGTTAGGAGTCTTAGGTGAATCCCCGGCTTTAATTGTGCGGAACATTTCAAGCAAAGCGCCCATGGTTGCCGGGCTATTTGTATTGAACAATTTGCCGGCATCACTCTTGATCAATTCAAAAGTTCCGGCTTTGTCTAAAGTTGTCAAAGTCTCAGGGTCTACCGGCTGACCTTTGGCAATCCTTTGCTCAAGGGCTGCTAGCGTTTGATCGTAATCGCCTCGGCTAAATTTAGTAAGAACTGTTACAGCGTTTTTGAAGTTTTGGCGTACGTCTGTTTGTGCTGACGTTGTACCCAAGACATCTGCAAACACATCACCAATGCCGCCAAACTCAGAGCGCAATCTGTCGCGCATGGTTCTATACCAGCTGGCTTCTGCCAAGATATCTAGCGCAGCCTTATCACCCGCACCAGCACGGTCAACAACGGTCTGTACTTCGTCTAAAACACGCGACGACATTGTGGCCTGCCATGCTTCAACCGGCACATCTGCTGGCGGTGTATGAAAGTCATACGGTATTGCTTTTGGCTCGACTTCGACTTTTATGTATTTGCCTGCTTTGTCAAATTTTGGTTGTACTTTGTTAATTTCAATTGGGGCCCATCCATCAGCCTCTAGATAGTTTGATTTAAGGTTTGTTGCAACATCAGTGGCTTCTTGCTTAATACCTTGTTTGCGGCCAGCACCAGCGCTTATGACGGCTTTTTCCTGTCGGTTTAACGCTGGGGCTTGCATGCTACCTGGGCCAGACTCGACAATGCCCAGGCCACGCGCAGGCATGCCGCTTCTTTCCAGCGCGTTGATGGTCATCTCGGCTGCTTTGGGAATCAGTGGCTTGGCAGCTTTGACCGTACCGGCCATACCTGGCACCAGGCCCAGGACAGCACCACCAGTTTGCAAAGCAGCTGTGCCGTAGTTACCCTGCTGCGCAGACGTGACGGCGTCGCCGCCCATGCGCACAGCTTCCTCAGTCTGCAAACCAGTGCCCAGGAAGGGCACAACGTCTGCCAGGCCAAGATTTAACGGCAGGTTGCTACTAGGGCCGCCCAAAAGGGTTTGCGCGTTTTGGCGGGCTTTAAATCGATCCACGCCCATACCTTCAAAGCCAGCCTGTAAAAAGCTGGCCAGGCGCTCGCGCACGGTGGGGTCGTAGGGCCTCATCTCTGCTGGCTTGTTCCCACTGTAGGCAAAGTCGGGTAAACCCCTAGAGCCAACTTCTGCAACCAGGATGTCGCCAGGTCGCTGGCCAGGAGCCATTGGCTTCTCTGGCGCAGCTGCCATATCTTGCTCAACAGGTTCTGTTGGGAACTGTACTGCGGTAAGAGCCGACAGGTATTTGTTTTCAATTGCACTGAAGGCCATTATTGAATCCCTTCTGCCTGGTCAAGCAGTTTTTTGATTTGTGTGATCTCAGCAGGCTTGAGCTTCTTGCTGTTCTCCAGACCTGGCAGAGTGTCGCGGGTGATAGGGCCGCCTGCCTTTTTCTCCCACACATTTGTCAGTGCGGTTTTAGCAGCCTTGGCCTGCTCTGTGTTGCGCCTGGCTTCCAGGTCTTTGGACACCTCTTCAAGAACCTGACGTGGCTGCAGAATCTTGTTCTCAGACATGGCCTTAGCCTGGATGGCCAGAGCCGATGCGCGCAACTGCTGCAAGCGTTGGAACTCAGTGCCTTTGGGGTCAAGCACAGTCACTGAGCCAGGCATTGTCGGAATGCCAGCCAGCTTGGCCAGGCCAGTGTCCAGATCACGCTGGTCGCGTCTGTCTTCACTGGTCAGCAGCTTCAGCGCAGAAACCTTCTGTTTGCCATTGAGTGAATTGTTTTTGAAGATTTGGTCAGGGTTGGTGATCGTGCCTTCGTAAATGCCGCGCAGCACGTTGAACTCAGCAAGCGGGTTGCCCTCTTTGCTGGGCTCCAGCAAGTCTTTGATGACACCCAGCGGCACAGCGTCTGGTGATTTTCTTGCAAGCGTTGCGATCTCGTTGGCAAACTGCCTGCGTGTTGCGCTGCCTTCTGGCGCTGCAATGGCCTTCTCATACAGCGGCACAAACTCGGCCACAGCCGCACGCTTGTCGGCTGCGAGCTTCTGATTGAGTGCTGTGTTGCGTGAGTTGACGGCCACCATGTAGTTGGCTGAAACCTTCTCGATTGAACCGTAGTCAGTCATCAGCATGCCCTTGACCAGGTCTGACATCTTGCCGACGTTACCAACCTGGATGTTCTTGAGCGTTGCCTCTGGGTCTGCCATCGAGGCATCATCAGTCAGCAAGAACTTGGTCACAGCATTGACCTTGGCATTTTTGAGCGCTGCTTCAAACTTGTCGCTGTAGCTCTTTTGCACCGTGGCATCGCCAAGCAGCAGGGCGCTGGTGGTGATTGTCTGGCGGTACACATCGGCCAGCTCCTCGATGCTGCGCTTTTGCTGGGTCTTGGGGTCTACCCAAAAACCCTGAGACACGGCTGCTTCAAGCAAGCGTGTGCTGTTGTCAAAGTCAGCGTCGAACCTGGCCAGGCGCTGGGCCTTCTCGCGCTTCATCTCAAACTCAGCTGCCTTGGCCAACACGGTGTTGCCCATGGTGGCGCTCGTAGCGCGGAACTTGAGCGAGGCTTCTGGATCGACTTGTGCCAGGCTGCGGCTAAAGCCATCCATCATGGTGGACAGCTTGTTCTGCACCTGCTCTGTGGTGGCCTTGCCCATCTCCACCGCAGTCAGCATGGTCGTCATCTGCGTGCGTGCTTCTTGTTCAAATGTGCTTGCCAACTCAAACGATCTGGCTTTGCGCACCGCCTGGTCAAAAATGTTCAGAGCGCCACCAGACTTCATTGCGCCCAGGTCGCCCATCTTTGCCGCCTGCAGCTGCTCATCTGTCAGCGGATTGTCAGCAGCGTACTGCAACCCAGCCTCGGTGGCCGCCGTCTTGGCAATGCCAAACAGCTGGTTGCTCAATCGATCCAGTGTTTGCGAGACAGTGTTCTGGTACTGAGCGCCAGCCTTCAAGCCGACGTAATCGACCTGTGGTGCGTTGACCGTTGGCAGCACTGCGCCAGGAATGCCCGCCGCTTCAACACGGCCTGATTGGAGAAGTGGAAGGTCTGCCATGGTTTAAGAGGTAAATGGATTGCGAACAGTCTGAGCGAAGTTCAGACCACCTTGCAGCAATGTGGCGCCAGAGAGCAAACCGCCACTGTCCACAGCAAATTGACCGGCCAGACGCAGCTGGCTGGCTTGCGCTTCGGCTGCGCTCATGGTCAGCTCGGCCTGCTCTTTGGCAGCCAGGATCATTGCGCCTGCGTCCTCAAAGCCCAGGATGCGAGCGGTCAGTGCGTTGAGGTCTGACATGCCGACATCGCGGTAGGTGGCGCCTACGTTGGCGGCCTGGATGCTGGCAGCTGATCCCTCGTTGTACACAATGCCATTGGCTGCAGCACGGGCACGCACGGCAGAGTTAGAGCGCTCCATGCCCCGCAGCAGTGTGTTGCCTTGAATTGTGTAGTTCAGCGCCTGGCGCTCAGCTGACAACAGCTTGCGTCCAGCTTGAATGGCTGCATACTTCTGGTCTTGGTCGGTGCGAATTTGCGCCAGGCGCAGTGTATCCAACGCCTGCACTTCGTACAGACCTTGCTGATAGATGGCTGCAGTTTTTTGGGCGCCCGCGCTGGTGATGGCCGAAGCCAGTTGCAAATAGGGAGCGGCAGAATTTAGGCCGGTTTGTAGAGCATTGAATGCGGGGCCAAGATAACTGCCAGCCGTGCTTGCCACGTTGCCTGCAGCCGTGATAAATTTGCTGCCCGCGTTGATGATGTTGGCCCAGTCAAAGCCGCTCGATGTATCTAGGCCAGAAAAAACGCTGTAGTCGAAGCTACCAATCTTGTAGGCGCTTGGGTCAGTAAATGCGTAAGCAGAAGCATCAATGCCAGATAATGAAGCAGTGGAACCGAAGCCACTGTACAAGTCATAGGTGATGTTGCTGGAGTTAATGCCCAGGCCAGACGGCGCAGAGAAGCCACCGCTCAGACTGTAGTCAACTCCAGAAAAGTTAAGTCCCTCAAACATTATGTTCCTCCAGTCACCGCGATCTTGTACTCAAGACCAAGCAGGGTCATTTTGAGCGGCAAGCTCTGTGAAATTTCAATGCTTGCTTCGCGGCTGTAGCCAAGCACACCATTGACGCGCTTGCTGCCCGTGAATGTCGGCTCTGGGTCGTCAAGCAGCGGGTTGTCAAATGTTCGGAATGGCACAGGGTTCTGGTTTAGCGCAAGGTGCTGAGTAGTATCCACCAGCGCATTGATCTCAACAATTCGCTTTTTAAACCCGATGCGCGTGCCGGTTTGCAACTTAACTTCAACAGGCATGGTTTTAGCGTACACAGTAAACGGCAAGCCAACTTCGTAGCTGGATGTGCTGGCGCGATCAAACGTGACAGAGCCACCGCCGCTCACAGTTTCATTGCCCTGCGGCACCCCATCACAAATGACATTGAGTGACTTGCCAATGTGTGGCAGGCTGCTGGCGCTAGCAGCTGCACCACCAACAAACGCGCAATCAGTGAACCGATCGAAGCTGAAAAGCTCAACAAAGTATTTGTCGGTGCTGTTGAATGTGCGCTTGACCACCGCATAAATGTCGGTCACGTCAACGCTGACATCTTTGAACAATCCATCACTAATGAATTCGGACGGCGCCGTGATCTGCTGCGAACGCATGATGCTGAACGCAGCCATTGTGCCGTCGGTATCATTGACCATCAGGAGCAGATCGCCCTCGTCTGTGCTGGTCGCACGGCGCAAGGCCATCCTGGTCGGTGCTTTCAGCAAGTGACCAGACAGCAATGAGATACGCTGCGTCACATACGTCAGCTGCGTGTCAGAGAACAGGAACTCATTAATCGACTTGCCCTGGCGCTGAATGTAGACCGTGCCAGACTCAAGCGACTGCACGCGGGTTCCAGTCTTGGTTCCGTTGCGGCTCACGCCCTTGAATGTTAGCGTCAGCGGTGTGATCGGTTCTGTGCCAGCCTGCGGCACATAGAACTCAGCGCCGGTGGTGAACACTTGCAGGTCACGGCCAGAGATCATGTCAACAATCACGTTGAGTGAACTGGTGTCCAGAGTCGCCTCAACAGCATCGTCATCAAATGCCTCGGTTGGCAAAAACGCATCAAAGATGCCGATCTTGCTGCCCCAGATTGTGGATGGGCGAGACTTAGAGCCGCCGAAGTATAGGCGGCCTTCATGGAATGTGACGGTGCGTGGCCAGCCTTTTGCGCTAGACCATACATCTTCGTATCCATGTTCAATTTCCCAGCGCCCCGCGTCAATTGCTGCGGCGCTGAAGAACGGGTACTCGGTCACGGCCTCAACCACCGTGGCAGACACATACCGCACAATGCGGGCGCGACCTTGGGGTTGCGCGTTGATGTACTGGTTGACCGATTCAGTTGTGAAGCTGGTGATGCTGTATGTGCTGGTGTTGTTGGGCGTTGTCGTCCAGGCCCTGTCAACGGTGGCCACCTTGGTCGAGCCAACATAGTCCTCAATGATTCGAATCTGACCACTGCCGGTGCCACCAGTGATTGTGATATATAAACCGTTGTAGTAATCGTCCGTGGAGCTGGATGACGATTTGAGGGTAATGGTGGTGCTAGCTCCAGCTTGGGCTGTACCAGTGTCGTGTTTTGAACTGGTGGTAGTCAGCGTGATATTCCCGCTGACAGCTGACGGGGTCAGCGTTTCCGAGTTGTTGGTGTGCGAATCTAAATTAAAAGCGTACTTAGGGACGTTGTCAAATGTAACTGTGCTAATTGTCCAGCTCGAATCAGAACCGCCGCGCACCAGCTTGGCAGGCTCCAGGTCTGGGTGAACGATAAACATGGTGTCAGCCGACTGCGTCCAATTGAGCTGGTTGAGCATCGCGCTGGTAATGCTAGTCGTTAGATATGGGTTGGCGCCACCGTTAATGGCTGTAATTTGCACGCCGTCTTTAAACACATACATGCGCTGATCGACAAAGCAAAGCATGTAGCTGTCGTCAACGCTAAATTCAAATGGCACCAGGCGCACGCCGTTGGCTGCAGAATTTGGCAGCTCAGCAATGTGCTTCAGACCAGGACGGCGACGAATGCCACCTTGTGGCTGCACTAGAACATTGGTGGCCTTGGCCAGCGCGTTGTTGTACTGAGCCAGATCAATGCGCGAGCGCAGCAGCGGATCAAGCTCGCCCGTGCTGAAGTTCGTTTGAATGTCAACAAAGCGCGGCATCAGTTTCTCACAGCAATCAGGCTGAAGTCTTCAATGACGCGGGTTGGTGTGCCCTGGCCATCGATGTTCATCGCAGTGCGCATGTAGCCACCACGGCCATTTTCAGCAGGGCCACCAACAGCAACGCCTTGCCAGTATTGGGCACGGTCGCTTTGTTCTGTGATCGGCATGGCCAAGTGCCAGGACATCATGTACTTGAGCAGCTGCACAAAGTATTGCGGCATTGCAAACTCGCCCAGGCTGTACTGGTAGTCCAAGTAAACAGCCGGCAGATTGGTCAGCAGCTTGTCGCCCTGGATTTCCCAGTCTTTGTTTGGGTAGGCGTTTTGCGCTGCTGTTGCATAAGCAGCTCGCACGGTGCCAAGCCGATCACCTGGCAGCTGATACTCATAGCGCCAGACAGAATTGGGTGTGGTGATCAGCTGAGCCAGCTGCACCTTCTTGGTGTTGAACGTCCAGGGGTAGGTAGTCAATACCGAATCGCGGATGTCGGGGTATAGGCGGTCACAAACGCTGGCCGCATCGGTGCCATCATTAAATGACGTGATTGCTTTTGCACCCAGCATCAGCAGGGCATCAGAGCAGATTGAAACGCCAGTGTCTCCAGAAGCCATGTGAACCTCTCAATGTGAGAAGGGCCAACCTCCGAGTGATCAGAAGTTGGCCCGTCGTGTTACCTGATCCGATTAATCGGTGTCAGTTGCTGTCACTGTCACGCCATCAGTGATGTCAACCACGCCAGAAGCGTTGCTGACAACATAGGCTGTTGACATCACAGGAGTGCCACCCGTTGCGGAGTAGCAAAAAATGATGTCGCCAACTTTAAGGATGGTCGAGATGGAGTTAAAGTATCCAGACGCACGAATCACTGACTGAGCGTCAGCAGATGCGTATGTGTAGATCGATGGAGCGTTGCCAGATTTAGACTGGCCGCCGATGGCGTTGAAGCCGGTAGAAGAATAAGCCATGATTCATGCTCCTTTTAAGATCAAGATTCGCGGCAAGTAAGTTGAACGATGCCTTCAGCGTCGATGGCGATGGCGCCAGCGCTAAACACTTCGTTAACCAACCAGCTGGTCTTCTCGGGGATGTAGTTGATCTCTGTGCGCATGCCGATGCCTTCACCGTAGCCAACGGCTGCAGAGTGAAAGGCGTAGCAAGTACGATCCAAAGAACCGTCGATGGGCAAGCCACCTTCGCTGCGGTCACCCATTGTGTGGAACATGAAGCCCAAGAAGGTGTTGATCTCGCCTTGAACCAAAGCCTTGACTGTGTTGAAGTCAGAGCTGGTCACGGCTGTCTCGCCCAAGAGGCTGTCCAAACCATTTGCATGGATGATGATGTGACGACCGTCAGCAGGCACGTTGTTCTTATCGAGCAAACGCTTAGCTGCGCGGAGTTTAGCCACATTCAAGTTGGTGTTTGAACCACCAATACTGTTTGCAACAGTCAGCGCAGTGCTGGAAGCTGCAAGTGCATCCAAGATCATTTGATCTTGGCGACGGCCCATGGCGCTGGCCACGACTTGCACCAGTTCTTGGCGCTCGTCAAAGTTGACCTTAGCTTGGGAGAAGATGTCGCTGTACTCCGCTGCGTTGAAATCAGACAATGTCAAAGTGACAGAGCTGAAACCCACGTTCAATGGTGTGACATCAGTTTGACCAACGCGGGGGGTTGCAACACCCTTGCCGACTTTTGGAAACTTAACGGTTGAGCCTTCGACTCCACGACGCTGACGTACGGCAGGAACCAGCATTGCCTTACCTTGGTAGGCTTGCTTTACCTCAGCATCGAAGAGAGTAACAAAGGCATTGCTTAATGAAATGCTCATGATATTTTCCTCGGTTGTTTAAAAAAACGGTTTGGTTCTCGCGCCGGTTATCCAGTTGCCTGGGCCGAATGCTTGCTGTTTACGGCAGCCAATCGTCAGCATCCACTGCGGTAAGGGCCAGTTACCTGGTATGCCTTGGTCGCGATTGTATGACTATTTGTACAAAATGCAAATGGTGCTTGACAAATAAAAAAGACCCAGCCGAAGCTGGGTCAAAATGGCAACCTCAAGGAGATCAGGAAATGTGCTGCTGGAACATTCGCTCCACTTTCTGGCGGTAAGCAGCATCGGTTTTGTACTTGGGATCATTGACCATCTGGTACAACTCTTCCTTGCTGGGAGCGCCTTCCATCGGTGAAACCTCAATTGGCACCCGGCCTTCATAGGCTGAACGCACTTTCATCAAAGCGCCCAAGCCGCGAGCTGTGCCGCCCATGATTTTAAATTCTTCAAAGTCGTCCTTGCTCCACACGCCCTTATTAACCAGGCCGCGTGCCCAGTCCACCATGCCGTTGACCACGGCGTTGGCGTTGGGGCCAAGAGACTTCATCTCAGCTTGGGTGTCAATGGGCGGGCCAGCCATCTCAGCAGCCATTTGATTGACGTTTTGCGCCAGCTCATCAAAGGCCACCTGGCTGATGCCGTACTTCTGTGCCCAGCCAACGTATTGCTTTGCCAGGGGATCGGCCTCGATGTCCTTCACGCCAAGCGCTGCAGTGTCGTATTTGCCGCCCTCTGGGGCTTTGTGCTTGCCCTGGCTGACCACCTTGCGCAAGTCAGCATAGGACTTGGCCATGGCCTCCATGTTGGCTTCGCCCTTGTCCTGGTTCCAGAAGTTCTCTGGCAACCACTCCGGGCGTTCTTTTGGCGTGCCAGGAATGGTGCCTGGTGCCAAGTCAATTGCTGTGGTCGTTTTGTGGTCGATCTCAACAGCTTGCGGGTTCTCTGTCTTGCTTTCGTCTGCCACCTGCACGCTGTCGAGTAGGCCAGAACTGGGCTCGACATTGGTTTCGGTTTCGGTCGTCATAGTTTCCTTGCTTGATTGATCCGCGCCTCGATGTCCCGAACCACGTTTCTCTGCCCTTCGGCAAAGAACGCATGGGACGGGTCTGTGCCCGGCACGGCGATGGGCACATTCACATACATGTCGCGCAACCAGGCCAGCAGCTTGTTGCCGTCCTCGGTCGAAAACACGCGAAGTGTTAGGCGCGCCAGGTCATCGCGTTGCTGGTTGGCTTCGCGGATATCGACCTGGCCGATGGCGTCGAGTTCGTCCCAGCTCATGCGGGAGCTCCCTGCGGTGCCGGCAAGGCAGGCAGGCCAGGCGGTGCCATACCCTGCTGCTGCATGGCCATTTGAGCCGCCATGGCTTGAGCCTGCTGAGCTTGCTGCTGCTCAATGGCAAACGCACGCTCTGCGGCGCTGTTGCGAAGCGAAGCAGGCACACCCAGCTTGTCGCCCAGGTAGTCAATCATGTCGCCAAACTTGACGGCCACCTGACCTTCGGCACCCATTTGCTGGGTGATCTGGGCAAACTGCAGCGCCGCGTTGACTTCGTCCATGGCTTGGGCGTTGGCCAGTGGCGAGGTGGGAGACACCTTGACCTCCAG